TCCTGCACGAGGATATTGGTGAGTAGTTGCGTAGTTGTCCTGAGAGCACTGGAAGTTAATACTATTAGGTGCAATCAATACTGGTTCTCCTGCCTTCTGTAGACCATTTGTATAGGCAGAGACAAAGGTATGAGGATTGTTTATACCTAAAGTAGCAGTACCAACACCAACATTGAAGGTATCAGCAGTAACACCAGAGATAACAATAAATTTACCACTAATTGGGTCAGTAATAGTTGAACCAGTACCTACAGAACGAGGATAAGACTTAGTACCACCACTACCAAAGTTACAACTGAATGATATTGATCCATCTTCAAACTTAACCCTATCACCATTAGAGAATCCATGTGAAGGAACAGTACATGTCATTATACCCGCCATTGGGTCATATATGGCATTAGTTACTGTGTGATTACTTGGTCCTGTAAGATTATGCTCTCCAATTGCAAGAGTCATATATCCAGTGGTTGAATTATATTCAGCACCAACAGGTGTATAGTAAACAGTGCCAGATGCACCAACCATAACCTCAATATTACTTGTTACTACACCAACAACAGGTAACCACTTATTGCTGCTAGGATCAGTTGCTCTTGGATAAGAATGGGTGGTTGAATTACCATCCATTGCACATGTAAAGCTTATAGAATTATCATTAAATCTAACTCTGTCACCAGTCTGGAGTGCATTTAATGTTGTAATGCCTGATAATGTTAATGACATACCACCAGTACCAGCATTATACAATGCATGAGTCACTGTATAGTCCTCAGAACCCTTCAATCCATGATTAGGGATCGTAAGTACCATTTCACCAGTTTCAGGCGTATATGTAGCGTTATCAACACTATGACCAACAGTAGCAGATGTACCAACATTGATAGTAATTGTATTGGTATCTTTTGCAGTAATTGCAGTTACACCATAACCAAGAATAGGATCACCAGGTCTTGGATAAGCATGTTGAGTTGCTTGTCCATCCATCATACAGTTGAATATAATTCCACCAGTATCAATACCAACAGTTTGACTGGTTGTATATGGATGACCTGCAATAGTTAGAACCATATCACCAGTATTCGCATTATAAGTTGCATCAGTTGGAGTAAATGCAGCAGCACCTGTTACTTTAACAGCGTTAGAAGTTGCAGTTACAAATGTATGATCATATGCACCACCACTTATAACAGCACTATTTGCAGCACCAACAAATGTATGTGGGTAACGACCACCAGAGACTATTGGAACAAGGGAGTTTGTTGTCTTAGTAGCAAACGTTGGAATACCAACAGTACCACCAATAGCAACAGTTAAAACATCATCTGAACCATATGCATATCCAAATCTATTAATTTCAAAATTAGAAACACCAGTTATATTACTTACTTCAATATCAACAGATGCACCAGTTCCTAATCCAATTATATCATTATTAGTAGAATAGATTAATGGAACATCTTCATAACCAAGAGGAGAATCAAATCTAACGTCAATCGTTTGTGTAACTTCACCTGCTCTCTTATAAGAATGTAGATAAGGAGAACTACCAGAATCACATTCAAATGTATACTCATCAAGAATATTAGTTACTGCCGTTCCATCAAATGCAACATCTTGACTAGATGGCATATTATTAACTGCTCTAGGTGCAAGAATAATCTCTTCAAGGTATCCACCAGATTTATAATATGTTGGAACATTAGCAACACCAACATTGATTTCAAATTCTGTATTAGAATTAATCCTTGATACTTTAGTTCCTGCATAGATTGGATCACCTGCTCTTGGATAACGATGCTTAGTGGCATTACTATCTTGAGAACATGTGAATACTAAAGATTGAGTAGCAACTTTAACACTAGTTCCCTTGATTAGATGATGTGTACCTATACCCAATACTAAATTGCCAGTTGCAGGGTCATATGTTGCAGTAGAAACATCATAAGGAATAATAGTTGATATACCAACATCAACAGTAATAGTATCAGAAGTTGTTGAAGCAACACCAATAGTCTTTCTGTAAATTGGATCAGTTCTACGTGGATATGCATGAACACTACCATGCTTGTCCATATCACAAGACAACTTGATAGATTCAGTTGCAATTCCAATTGTATTTTGTGCTATCTGAATACCATTTGCAGCAGCAGCAAAGAATGCATGAACTGAAGTATTTGTAGAAGGAATGGATTCTAATACCTGAACTTCAAAAGTTGTTACTGAAGTTACATTTGCCTGTAACCAATTAGTTCCTGCAGGATCTGCTGCTCTTGGATATTTGTGTTCTGAATTAAAACTATCTAATCCACACTTGAATGTTAAAGATTCGTCAGCAAACTTGATCCATTGTCCATTACTTATATTGTGTCCACCAGAGACTGTACATGTAAGAATACCTGTATTACCATCATATGCTGCTCCTGTTGCAGTAGTAGTTGCTGCACCAGATAAGTTGTGTCCTGGAACTGTTAATACTAAAGATCCATTAGAAGCAGTGTACTCTGCATTAGTTGGAGTATACTTAGTATTTGTTCCACCAATACTAATAGAATCACCTTCAGCACTTACAAATAGATGATTATAAACACCACCACTATGAATAACAGATCTGCTTATTCCACCAGTTGTAGCAGATACAAAAGTATGAACACCAACGTTTGTAGATGGAATAGTATCTAAAACTTGAACATCAAAAGTATCTGTAGTGATATTAGTTGCTGCAATCCACTTATTGCTAATTGGATCAGATGCTCTTGGATAAGCATGATTTGAACCATGACTATCTTGAGCACATGTAAATGTTAATGCACTTTGAGCAATTCCAACATAATCACCATCCTTGAATGGATGATTATCAATAGTAAGTGTCATTACACCTGTATTGGGGTTATATGCCACTGCAGTAGGTGTAAATGTGTCTGTACCATCAAATGTATGGGTAAACTGGTGCTTAGGACCAGAAGGACCAACATCTAGAGTAATCGTTCCATTATTATGAGTAAGACCCTTATTTGATGCAGATACAAATGTATGTGCATCAACATTAGTAGATGGAACAGTTTCTAGTACTTGTACCTTAAAGGTATTAACAGTAGTATTAGCAATTCCTACCCACTGACCATAGATTGGATCATTCTTTCTAGGATAAGAATGTGTTGAAGCATGATTATTCTTAGCACATGTAAATGTTAAAGATTTCTCAGCAAGTCTGATTTTATCACCATTATGGAATCCATGACCATTAACAGTCAAAGTCATTATTCCTGTTGTTGGATTATATGCAGCATTACTTACTGTATGCTCAGTTCCATCTGCAATAATCTCAACAGAAGTATCAGTAATTGTATCTCTATTTCTTGGATAAGTATGAACTTCAGTACTCATACCACATGTCATTCCCAATCCAGTTAATGCTATATCAGCACCAACCTTAAGTTTGTGACCAAGAATTACTTCACCACCACTTACATAAGAATGAGGAATACTAGAGATTCCTGCTTGGAATGTAAGAGTGTACATATCTGGAGCAGCTATGCAAGCAAATGTATCTCCAGTTGGTGAGTTCTGACTATTTCCTGGGAATATATTAGTAGTAATACCAACTTGAACTACACCACCTTTATTCCAGGTATGTCTAATACTTGATATACCAACATTAGCAGTGAATGAAGTTGCTGCTACACCAATTGTCTTAAATGAATATCCCTGCGATCCATCTGGGAATACAGATGTAGTAATACCAGCATTAACTGTACCACCAGATACGTAAGTATGTGGAAGAGTTGAAACACCTGCATTAAATGTAAATTGATTTGATGTTGGAACAGTAAGTACATTAAATGTATATCCTTGTGATCCATCTGGATATACTGAGTTACCGTAAGTACAGTTAACACCAATATTATCCAATCTAACTTCACTACCTACTCCAATAACACCACTAATAGATGTTGCAGTAGTTACAGTACATAAACCAGTTAAATTATCATATGTAAATCCATTAATACCAAATTGTTGTCCATATCCTTCAGCACCACCAACAGGGCATGTAAAGTTCAATTCTCTTAGTTTAACATCATCAGTTGCAGTTAAACCATGATTGCCTAAAGTAAAGAAGGTAGCAAGACCTGTTGTTTGATCATATTGAGCACTATGTATTGCAAATGTTTGACCATAACCAACACAGGTCATTGCAATACCAGATAAAGCAAAGGTTCTTCCAATTGCAGTTTGCTTAACCAGATTATGTGGTGTTGAAGTGGTAATCGTTGCAATACCAGTGGTATTGGTATAAACAAAATCGCTGATTGCTACAGAAGTAGATGCAACAGATACAGTCATAATACCAGTGGTATTATTGTATATTGCATTAGTAAGATCAACAGGTTGATAGTAATCACAAGTAAATGCTGCACCAACAATAGTAACCTCATCACCAAGATCTAATCCATGCTTCTGAGTTGTTTGTACAGTGGTTATTCCAGTAATTGAACTATAACCAACATTAATAATATTTCTTGGTTTGTAGAATCTTGCAACCTTATCAATCGTTACATCAGTAACATGTCCATCAAGCACAGTTGCATTACCAACGTAAGTAATACTTGCTATTCCTAAACTCTTAGTTTGAACCGCAACACCAACTGTTTGTAATCCAGATCTATATCCAGATCCAGTAAGACCGATAGCAACTGCTGTAATAGTACCAGCACTTGATACAACCGCAGTACCACCTGCAGCAACTAATGGTTGGAATCCATATCCATCAGTTGATCCAACACTAACTATAATTCCTCCTCTAGGAACATTGTTGGCATTAATATCTTTATTAGAACTATAATCAGATACCTCACCATTGAACCCTAGAAGAGTCTGTGTATTGCCATTATGCTGTTCAATCTTATAGTCACCACTAATAGTGGTTACTTCGTTACCAAGTCTCTGTGGACCTTGGAAGATATCATTTATAAGAATAATTGAATTACCTGCGGTAATAGTATCAATATCATTACCCTTATTTTTTAATATGAATGAAGTTGTTATTCCATTAAATTTACTTGATAAATCATCAAAAACAAAGTTATTATCATATGCCTTAACAAAACTAGTTGTAAATGCTTCATTAATTGCAGACCTTAAGAATACTCTTCCACTAAATCTGCTACTAGTTGTAAGACCAGTATAATCAATCTCATTACTATCTGTTGCAGTTGTACCAAACCCAATTGGTTGATTACCCCACATTGCTTCAGTAAAGTGAATATCATTTTCTACAATACTAAAATTACCAACTAATTTTGTAATTGTTGATAATCCAGCATGAGTTGCCTCAATAGAACCCATCCACCCTCTTCTTACAGTCAATAAATTATTAGGTTTATCGACACCAGCAACCAACATGGTTTCTTGGTTAACTTTAACTAAATCACCACTAAAGATTGATGAAATACCACTTACAGAGAATATCGTAGTTCCAACACCAACAGCAGATGAACCAACAGCAAAAGTATTAGCAGTAGATACTACAGGTGATTGAATAGTACCATTAACAGTTAAAAGTAATCTATTATTTGGATCTTTTCCTCTAAAGATGTGTGTAGTTCCAATACCAACACTAGCAATACCAACAAATACTGGATTAAACCTAAGTGAGTCGGTAGCAGATACTGCAACCTGTACCTTCTGATTATCAAGTTTAATTACATGGAATGATCCTGGAAGTTTTGTAGTAGTTCCAATTCCTGGTCCAAAGTCTGTAGAATCAATTACAATGGCATTTGCAAAGTCATTACCAGGTGGAATATATTCAATTTCTTCACCAGATACAAAGTAATGATTAACAAGATTAATTGACTGTTCGTTAACATCTACAACAGCATCACTACTACCATCAAATGTTTGTTCAAAGATTGGATCACCTGCACAGAATAAACCAAAGTTTCTCTGTACACCATCAAATTGAACACTAAAATCATCAATAGGAAGAACCCTATTACCTATGAATTCTTGATATTTTGCTAAGAATGGTAATCCAAAGAGAATCTCATTAGATACCAGTTTATTGTTTACAGTAATTGCTTTTTCTCTTGCAGTATCAAAGTCCTTAACCATATTAAGGTTAACAACACTAGTTAAGTCAGATACTGCAATAAATGCATTTAAATCTTGTCCTGTACCCATTCCAACAATAGATGGGTCATATGAATCTGCTAATAACTCACCAAACTTCTTATATCCAGTTGTATGGTTAAGGTTACTTACATAAGCATTCCACTTTTCAAATGATATAGGAGATCTTACAGCATATGAGAAGTACTGATAATAGTCATTATCATGCATTCTCTGGAAGAATCTATTCAACTTACCAGTATCTTTTAAGAATCCCTTCTTAGTAACACTATTAGAACTAATTGAATATGTACCCCTAATTCCATCAACAGAAGATATTAATCCTTGGTTCTGAGTAGATTGACCAATAATAACATCACCCTTATTGAATTGATCTGCAGATCTTACTTTAAGGAACTCATTTCTAGAATCATACTCCTGAACTACACCACTATTATCAAGTTGGTTAGTAATAAACTCACCTTTTGCAAAAGAATCCTTCTCAAGATATACTTCATACGTTGGGAAGTATGATTCTGGAGTTATAGTTCCAAATGATTCAAAACTATCAAAATCACCAGGTTGTTCACCAGGATTTAATAGTCCAGTTAAATTATACTTAATTGTTGGGAAGTCACCACCAACATTAGCATCTACTTCAGTAAGAGTGAATAACTTATATTCATAAGCAGCAGAGTTATATCCTCTACCAACTCCATTAAGAGTATTACTATTTTCAACAAGTATTCTATTACCGACTTTATATGGATAAGCATCAACAGATGAGAATGTTACAGCAAACGCAACAGTAACGTCTAAAGTAGAAGAGTCAAAAGTAATATTATCAATTCTTGTACCATTTGGATTATTGGTTGGCATCAAAACTGGAGTAACATTATACAAACCAGTTGTATTTCTAACAATTTCTACTTCAGTATCACCAACGTCATATCTTAAGAATGCTTCTGTATTAACACGACCAGTAAATCCATCAACAACAACTATATCAGGTGCTATGAAGTAATTAATACCAGGATCTTTAACTTTAACAGTTTGGAACTTAGATAAAGGTTCAATCTTATATGTTGCTGGTAATGAAGCAGCAGGTCTCAATGTATTATCTGAAGGATAGTCAAATCCAATATCAGTTAATACTACTTCGTTAAGTTTACCAATAGATCCACTTCTTGGAAGGAATAGTGCTCCTGTTCCTGCAGCACTAACAACTTTAGAGACATATGGAAGACTCTTATATCCAGTACCACCAGAATCTAATGCAATTGTGCCAACAGGTCCAGTAGCAGTTTCAGATGTTGTCTGATAGATAATAGATGCTTCAAGACTAGTATAAGATGGTTTTTCTGGAGTATCGTACAGAGTATAATCAAAAGTATTAGTCGTTAAACCACTAACAACTCCTTTTACATCAAATTTACTATCAACGATAGATAGTCTATTTGGATTAGTGATCTGGAATGTATCACTAAGCATTTCAGTCTTAGATGCAGCAGCACCAGAACTCTTAATTGGTTGTAGATTATAGTAAAGATTATTTGGAGTACTCTTATCAATAATTAGAGTTAAGTTTGCATTTTGCTGTCCAATAATACCATTTTTCTTTACATGGAAGTCTAAAACAATAGTTGATATACCAGCATTTGCTTCAGAAGTAAAATATAGATCAGTAAAATCAGAATCTCTAAAGATATTAAACTCAAAGGCAGCTAGTCCACTATTTGATAATGATGAATCTGATAAATCAAAGACAACAGTATTATTGCGACATGCTTTGATTTCTGGGTTAATAGGACTAAATGTACCAAATGATGCTGAAGTTATACCAACAATTTGGACTCCTTTCTCCGATGTTATCTGCTCATAGTAATTATCAGACAACTTAATTGTATTTTCATCAATAACAATTACATAATATATTTGAGAATTATTAATTCCTCCAGTAGGAGTAGATGAATTATGAAGGATCTTATCACCAGTTTTCCATCTATGATTTAAGACAGTAAATGCATTACTATTCTCATTAACATCATCTTCAAGGAATCCCCTTGGATCAATTAATAATCTTCTATTACCATCATCATACTTAACAACAACAGTAGTTTGAATACCTGAAATAACTTTTAAATCAATATAATCACCAGCACTTAGATAATGAGATGCACCAGTACTAACAGTAGCAGTTTTCTTAAGGGCATCTCCAAAAATGGTGTTACTGTAAACAGTTTTAAAACTATGTATTTTGCCAGATCCTGGAGTATCAATAGTTAATAATCCCATAGATGCCGTAGTTCCAAGACCTACAAAATTACCTGTAGTTCCTATACCAATCTGATTTGTTGATATACCAATAAAATTTTCATCATGTACTGCAGCATATAGTGTTTTATTATCAGTTAAGACAAAAGAAGTTCCCGAAGCACTTACATTAGGACCACTACTTCCAGCACCAACATTATATACAATCTCCTGACCAGTTTTTAATCCATGACCAGGAATGTAGAAGGAATTAATTATTGGAGTAATCTTATCAATACCCGCACCTGGATTTTGTAAATATGTCTTACCTACCTTTTTAGCAGAAGCTAAAACTTGAGTATCATAAGTAGCAACATAGGGAGTCATAAATGGACTTTGCTCTACCTGTACACCAGCAACATAGAATATAGGTGTAGAATTTAGAGTTGCTCTAATAGTAGTTCCTGACCCTACAGCAACACCATTAGCACCAAACTGCATTCTATGTGCATTAGCGTTAGTTGTTACAGTAAATTGGAATCTCTTCCACTCTCTAGTAAGAGTTACCTTTTGATGATAATAAACATTTACACCAGTATCCATCAAAATCATCCATACTTCCTCTCCACCCTGATCACCTTTTAAGAATGCAGATACAGTGTGAACATTACCCGAAAGTGTGAATAAACCATTTTGAAGTACAATAGTATCAGTAGCAGATGTTGTTGTAGCAATTCCAACCTTAGCAGCAGAAATATTACCATCTGGAGTCTTAGAATGATAATATGTTACCGTTCCAATTCCATTACCAGCAGTTGCTTTGGACCATGTACCACCAGTAAGAGAAGGAGATACAGGATCAGAATATAGAACTAAGTTTTCACTTATAAGACCAGTTACCTCTTCAGGTTCAAAATATAGAGTTTTATCAATTTGATATTGTGTTGTAGTTTGGAATCCAGTGTTAATAACAAATCTTCTTGGATTCTCAGTTAATATATCACCACTTTGATGAGCAACTTCTGTTGAAACACCACTAATATTTCGTTCTACTCTAATTCTCTTATTTGAACTATCAATATTCAAAATTTTAATAACTTCGTTATTAATTTCATAGAAGTCATTTACAACAGTAGTTGGGAAGGTTAAAGTTCCATCCACATTGAAATATGTGGTAACACCTGTAACAAGAGCAGTATCAACATCATCTCTTAAAACAAGTGTATTAGTACTAATACCAACACTGTAATTTTTTGATAATTCTGTAGATAATAAATTTAAATTCTGTAAATCTACAATATCACCAGAAATAAATTCATGAGCAACTGTTGCAAATCCAACATACTTACCTTTACCTAGAGTTGGAGTAAATTGTATGTTAGATAATCTTCTACTGCTATATGAAATATTAGTTACTTCTGGCCCTAATATCCTTGCTATACGTGCATATGCTCCACCACCTTGAGTACCTTCATCATTGAAGAAGATATTATCAGAAATATTATAATTATCACCTGGTGCAATAATATTAAGCGAATCAACTGATCCTGGAGATACTGCTACAACTTCAGTAAACCCTTCACTGAATACGTTTGGTTGAAGGAATCCAGAATATCTAGAATTTTTACCTCTAATACCATACTGACTTGTATAACGGGTATAACTACCATCATTGAGATTGGTAAAACTTAAAGTAGAGAATTGACTAAAGTTAAATGTTTGTGGTAGTCCTTTATACTTGGGTCCAATAGCATATGGGAATACTGGTTTTAAATACCCCGCAAATGGTCCTGCAACCTCTGTAGAAGCGTCTACAGTTAAGAAGTATGCATATGTACCATTAGGGAATTCAGGGGTCTTACAGAAGCGTCCATTGAACTCATCTAGATCACCTTTACCAACAAACTTATAATCTTCAATAAACATACCAGAACCATAACTTGGTGGTCTGATACCAGACACATCAACTCTTAGTTCATAACTGGTCTCCATCCTCTTGACAGCACCACCCTCTCTATCTGCATATCCATAAGGACCATAAATTGGGAATCCGTCAAATGCCCATCCTATGATAGGAGAATGGTATTTGTTTGTATTAGTTTCGTTTAATATATCTGCTCTATAAATTATACTTCCGTCAAGATCAATTGAAGTTGATAGAACCTTTCTTCTGAGTTCTCTAGGAGCAAATGCATGGGTATACTCAATTTCTTTACTAGAATCAAGTGAAAGTGCCAATACACCATCATCTTGAGGCACTTCACCCGTTAACATTAACTTTTGCACTAAGTTAATAGTCCAAGATTTAATTTTAGCATTAAATTTAGCACCACTACCAGTTGATACAACTGTTAGAGATGTATTAGTGTTTTTATATCCAAATCCATTATTAATAATCTTTACATCAACAAGTTTACCTCCAACAATGATTGGATTTAAGATTGCACCATTACCTTCACCTTCAATTTCAATAATTGGTGGTGAATTGTATCCAGAACCTTGATTATTGATAATAATGTCAATAATTTTACCTTCAGATGATACAAGTGGACTTACTTGTGCATTTTCACCGTTTATAAGAGTAATTACTGGTTGTCT